ATATCACTTTATAGATTAGAGGTCGTGCTCAGTTGCAATAGTCGAAAAGTCTCTACGGATTTAGGTCGATTGTTGACCCTCTGTGTATTACGGCGGCTGTTGTATTTGATGTCTTAGTACCTTCAACTGTTTCAAGTACGTTACCTTGTACACTTGTTGTCATGTTACCAGCCACTTTGAGGTTGTAGTCGCCGCCAGCGTTGACGTTAATTTTACCATCAACAGTTACTAAGTTGATGTCGCCCTTATCTACTTGTATATTAATATTAGCATTTTCACCAACTTGTATGTCGTAGTGATTATCCTCGCCGCCGTCTTTGTTAATGAATAACTTATGGCGACCATTAATTGTAGTGTCGCTATTGCCTTGTATGTATGCTTGACTCTTAGAAGAAACAAATGTATAATGTTCATTCTTAATAATATCGGTTCGTGTGCCAGTTGAATCGATTTCATAACTTGTACCAGTACGGTGACGTTCATGTATTCTTTCTGAGCCAGCCGTATCGTCATATTCTCTTATATGACCACTTTCTGTTTCATAGACTTTGTTATAAGGATAAGTTGTATTGTAAGGTATAGACGGCTGGCTAAATAGGTCACCATTAGATCCATCAATATCGCTATCATCAGCAGCCTTTATAGGATTAAAGTCTGCCGTGGCTACATCTACTATACGAGTATTACGTCTTAAAGTCAAGGACAAATGTGGTGACAATTCTGTCGCACCTGTAGAATCCTTTAGATTGACCGCTAAACGGTTAGTATCTACCTCATCCTTGTATTTCGGGTAAGTGCCGTCTGGATCGTAGAAGCCAGTCGGCTGTGCAAGTTCATGTGGCTTGCCAGGTAGGCTACCCAATACCAAAGGTTCCTGGGCATCTACGCCATCCCTAAAGTATCCATACACCCAGCTACCATTTACCAACGCCGAAGGACTATCGCCAAGACCTGAGATGCCTGCAGATGTAACTGGAAGGCTGACCTGCGCCCAAGGTAAGTCCTCGGTAGGTAGTATTACCTTGTTAGAAGTATGAAAGCCAAGACAACGGACCTTGACACGACCTAGATACTGAGGGTCTAGTCTGTCTTCAACAACGCCGTTGAACCATATAAAGTTATTATACCCTAAAAAATTTTCGTTCATCTTTATTCCGACCGCCTTAAATGTTTTGTTTTAATCCACTCAACATACGCTATTTTTAACTATTTTCTCCAGTTGTACGCTGGCTGGTGTCCTGTGTCTGTCCCTTATGTTTTCCCTTAATTGTCTTACTTATTGTCTGCGCTAGACTACGTTTATCTCTTTGTAACTCATCTAAGACGGCTCTACGCCCCTTAAAGAAGTACAAATACTTATATCTTATCACAGCATCCTCACAGGCAACCTGAGTGTGTTTTAATGAGTTTCTTATCTTTGACAATACTTTTCTCATTGTCTCTTTCATATACATTGATTGTAAATCTATCATATTTTATGGTCTCTTTCTCAGTTCTCTCTGAGGGTAGCCAGCCCCTTAAAATCGGCGGGCTTAACTCAAAGCATTAACTCTTAAACAAATTGTTATCCTCTGTATTTTGTAATAGTGCTTCATCTATCTTAGATTTTACTATATTTAAATTATCTTTTAGTGTATGTCTATCTGTAAATGTATCTATTTGTTCAGCAGGATAAGGGTTTCTTACTGTATCTTTAATACATTCAATATTCATTATATGCTTGTCTCTGCCTACGTTAAACGTGTGTCTAATACTTTCTACTAGATAACGACCAGACATATAAGGATCAATTTCTAATGGGTCTTTTTTGTCTGATGGTTCATAACTAGGCATTTCATATGCGATTAGATCACCACACGACAAACCTGTAAATCCTGGCACTGTCATTGCGATCTTCATACTATCAAACATTGATTTCTGCGATAGTGATTTTTGTAGTATATTTTCACTATTTGGCAATTCTGTTGTGTTATGTACTTTTTTTGTTTCTGATTGATAATACAATGTGCCTTCAGCGTTATCTGATAAAAACTTATTATTTTCAAAAGGAAATAGTGGTGTCGCAAACTTATTATATGTTTTAGCACCTTTGCCATCGTGTTCAGTGTGAAACGATTTCTCAAACGAATTATGATAGTCAAAATCTACTTCTTTAAACCTCTTTTCAAATAAATCGTGTGTAACTAAACGACTCGCATATACACCGTTTCTTAAACTTTTTAGTGTGTCGTATTGCGATATAACTTTTACGTCTTCAGCAATTTGCATTAATTCTATGATGTTTTTATCTGCGCCAAGATTAGTAGGTTTAGATACAAACTTTGCGACCACAGGTCTTGCGACTGTATTACCTATCGCAAGCATTGATTCTATTGATTGATAAACAAAACCATACGCTGTTTCATAAAAATACATTGACGCATTATCATATTTTAAAGATTGACTGTTTTTAGACAAATAATCAATAAATCTAAAAGGTCTTTGTCTCGGACATACAACCTTGTGTACACCTTTTGTTTCTTCTATTGTCAACATTTTTTTAGAGTTTAAATAGTTTTGATTTCTTAGTAGTTCTATTATAACGTTGTCAAAAGTTGTATCAAATGCCTGTGAACATCTAACTTGTTCGTTTTTAATCATTTCTTTAGATGTAAAAAACAATGTGTACGCTTGAGTTCTAGGATTTGTTTCAGTTCTATTTGCGATCTTGTAAACATACATAGGGTGACCACTTTTTTCACTAAAGTTAAAACCTCTATTACTAGATGGCGTAAAAAATGTAAATTCTATTCGTTCAAATCCCGTAAGAGGTAAATGATTTGCTACGTTTAACGAATCAACAAGTGTTATATCACCAGATAGGCATTTATTGTTTATAGATTCATATATGTTTATTTCAACAATACTGTCTCTGACTGATATTTTTTTAGGTGTTGAACCGTCTATTGCTTGATATGAGATTAAGGTAACATCTGATAAGATGTAATCTCCTGCTTTTCTAAGGATATTAGGATTGATAGACTGATACATAATAATTACTTACTAACTAAATTTTCAAACTCTTCTATAAATGCTGATAGATATGCTGGGTCTAAAAGTTTTATAGTTCTTTTCTTATCTTGTTCTCTTTCTTCATACTCTCTATTAGAAACTGATTGTGCGCCAGTAGTTGTACTATTTACTTCTATTTTATGACTGTAATCGTTAGGACCAAAACCTGATTGAGGACCACTAGATTGTGTTATTTCATAATGATGTACACCATCTGGATTAGCGTACTTATTTTTAACAAATGTTTCAAAGTCTTGGAAAGATAGCGGCCAGCCATAATATACGTCTGTTATATTATTTGTTAAAAGTATAACCCAATGTAATTCTGTATCACCAAAATGTTTAAATGCTGTTACCTCTGGTCTTTCACCAGGTGGTACATCATACTTGTCATATAAACTTGCTTCATCTATAATTTTTTCACGCATTTTGACTCGTGTAAACAAATCAGTTGCGAGTTTTCTTATACCGTCACCGTTTATATCATAACCACCTTTTTTAAATTTACTAAAATACATATTAGAAACCTTGTGCTATAGTTTGTTTGGTCATTATTTCTGTTTCAACAAATGATAACTCCATGTCAAATATAACAGGTGCCGCCCCTCTTTCATCTGCTTTAAATGTAGATACAACATTATCAGGCGCATAATTAACTTTCATATTTGTTAGAACACATCTACTAATTTTAGGAAACCAAGCGTTAACACCTTCTCTGTACATGTATGTTATTTGAAACTCAGATGGTACAATAAAATATCTGTTAGGCGCAATCTCTGGATGCATATGATATTTAAATAGTTCTATTATTTTGTAGGCAGACTCTAACTCACTTTTATTTCTAGGAGCAAATTCAAATTTAAAATTAAATGGTCTAAAACTTACGTCTTTGAAAACTTGTTCTTTCTTAGGATTTTTAGCAATTGCTTTTGATTTATCTAATACAGCTCTTAACCCACCAGCACCTAAGGCACCTGCGATTGTGTCTGTTACACCTCTGACTATTTCACCTGTTGCTGTAGATAATCCTTCAACAACACTACTTAATCCTCTTTCAAATAAAAAACCAGCAAGACCTGATTCAATCATATCATAATTTACTGTATAGTCTTGTTGTAAACCTTGAGCAGGTGTATATAAAATAATTGAGTCTGATATAGTGCTGTGTGTAGGTCTTGTACTAGATATACCACTTGATACACTTCTTAATCTAGCTTGACCACCTAAACCTGATAGTGATTTTGCTGATTCAATTCTGTTTTTATTACCGAAAGCAAAATGTTTTTTAGATACAGTGCTAGGTAATTTTTCTTTAAAGTTACCTTTTGTTTCTTCACCCAATAATGATTCTTGTAGTTGACCTCCAGCGATTGCTGTATCAAATTTACCACTATCAACAACCACTATATCAAAAATCATATAGTGCCCTTCACCTAATTGACTTGTAGTCTCTGGATAATAAACTTGTCCGTACTCATACGGATTTATATTCATATGACCAGTCTGTGGTGGTACGTTTGCGTTTTCTATTTCTAGTGGCGATTTGTTAATTAGTCTTTTTGCTAGTTTAGCATATTGTGGTTGACTCATCTTATTGTTTGGCATACTATTACCTAGTGCCCCACCCAATAGATTACCTGCTAAACTTTTGACAATACTACTTACTTTAAATGGCATAAATATCCTTATTAATAGTAATATTTATACAGTATGGGCAAGTCTTACAAAGGAATTTACAGACCAAATAATCCTAACAAATATGTGGGTGATCCTAATAGGATTGTATATAGATCATTGTTAGAGAGACGTTTTATGGTATATTGTGATCGTAATGAAGATATAATACATTGGGCAAGTGAAGAAGTGCCTATCAAATATTACAGTCCATTAGATAGAAAAATACATAGATACTTTCCTGACTTCATTGTCAAAACATCAAAAAACAAAAAGTACATCATAGAGATTAAACCATACAGACAATGTTTTCAACCTAAGGCACCTAAGAAAAAGACTAAAGCATTTATGAGAGAGAGTTTTGAATATATCAAAAATCAAGCAAAGTGGAAAGCAGCCAAAGAGTACGCCAAAGACAAGGGTTTTGAGTTTAAAATAATGACTGAAAAAGAGTTAGGTATCTACAATTAGATATAAATATAAGAGTAATGGCAAGTATATTTGACAAAATAGTTGATAAACAAGGCAGTGCTCAAAAGTCTGCTAGTTGGTATAGAAATGCTATCAATCAGATAGCAACACCTATAACAGCAAAAAGATTAATGAGACAAAAGAAATTGATAGGTAGACCTAGTGCTGGTAGACTTAACATGTTTTTCTACGATCCTAAGTTTAAAGAAACATTACCTTTGTATGATACTTTTCCTTTAGTGTTGCCATTAGAACCAATCAGAGGTGGTTTTTTAGGTATGAATTTTCATTATCTACCACCGATGGCAAGATTTAAAATGCTACAAAGATTACAAGCGTTTGCTTCAAATAATAAGTTTGACCAATCAACAAGATTAGATGTGTCATATGACGATATTAAAAACAGTAGATTATTTAAACCTACAATTAAAAAATATTTGTACGGCTACACTCGTTCTAACTTTTTAAGAATAGACGCTGACGAGGCTGCTATATCAATAATGTTACCTGTACAACAGTTCAAAAAAGGGAGACCATATTAATGGCAATATTAAGAGGCGGTAAACGTATCGGTGGTTTTGATGTTAGAATAGGTTTACCTAGAGATAGATCACTTGATAATGTTTATGGCGACGCTAGATTAAGACAAAAACCTGGCACAAATCCAGAAACTACAATCGGTCGTTTTCAATCAATGGTCAACGAAGGTGAAGGTCTAGCAAGAAAAGCAAGATACTATGTAGAGTTTACATTGCCTGAAAGAGGTTTAATACAACCTAGAGCTGGTGATAATCCTAATCATGTTATAGGTGTATCTACACTATCTGAGGAAGAAGCAGGTTTCTCTAGTAGTTTTGACCGTCATCAATTTCAAAAACAACAAGGTCGTAGAGTAAATGCTTTTTGTAATTCTATTCAAATGCCTGAAAGATCGGCAGTTATGAAAGAAATTAAACATAATGGTCCTAGAAGAAAATTTGTTTATGATTACACTTCAGCACCTATTACTGCTACATTTTATACAGACAAATTTTTAAGAGAAAGATCATACTTTGAAATGTGGCAAAGAGCTGCCTTTTCAGGTCAAACACACAATTATGATTTTTATGACAACTATGTATCAGACGTAAATATATTTCAATTAGGATCATTTGTGTCACGTCAGGAAAGGGATGACGTTACATATGCTGTCAAACTATATGATTGTTTCCCTAAAACAATCGGTGCCGTATCATATGCTCACGCTGACTCAAATCAATTACAAACATTTGAAGTCACATTTGAGTTTAGATATTGGGTAAATTACTTCTTAGATAAAGCTGGTGATGTTAAAGTAGGTCAACCAGAATATTATGCTCACAAACAAGAACAAAGAGGTGGTATCTTCGGTGGTTTATTAAGTAAATTACCACCTGAAATAAGAAGAGCAGGCAGAGAAGTAGTAAACGATATAAGAAGAAGAGTACCTATAGGCGGTGTAACAGGCGGAAGAGTCTTCCCACCGTTCAAAATACCACCATTAAATTTATAATAATAAGGAGAATATATAATGGCTTTACCAATAATTGAAACGCCAACTTATGAGTTGACTTTGCCATCGGCAGACGTAAAGGTCAAATACAGACCGTTTCTAGTAAAAGAGGAAAAAGTTCTTTTAATGGCATCCGAAACAGGAAACCAGAAAGAAATGATACAGGCAATAAAAGACATAGTAGGTGCTTGTACATTTAACAAAATTAATGCTAGTACATTACCTATTTTTGATTTAGAATATTTGTTTTTACAGATAAGAGCTAAATCAGTAGGTGAGATAGCAAAATTTAAAATGTTGTGTCCAGATGATAAAGAGACATATGCTGAAACAGAGATAGATTTATCTAAAGTAGAGGTACATGTGGATGAAAATCACACAAATAAAATAGTATTAGACGAAGCAAGAAACTTAGGTGTGGTGTTTACATATCCAACAGTTGATACAGTGTCCGTGGGTGAAGATTTAAAAGCTGATAGTAAGACATTGTTTAAAGTGTTGACAAATTGTATAGATCATATCTATGAGGGTGAAAAGACATATCCTGCTTCAGACTCTACTAAAGAAGAGTTAGACAAGTTTGTTGAAAGTTTAACACAAAAACAATTTGATGAGTTTAGAAAGTTCTTTGAAACTATGCCTAGACTTAAACATGATGTAGAAATAGAGAATCCTAAGACTAAAGTTAAGAGTACAGTAACTTTACAAGGAATACAAGATTTTTTCGGATCAGCCTCTCCCACAACAGCTTAGAGGCGACCTT